CTAGTAACACATCATCAAACAACCGTCATTCTATTGCTTTCAACGTGTTCCCACGTGGAGTATGGGGTGAAGGAGATTCAATAAATAGTACCGTATCGTAATTATTACTGATTATCATGGACACATCAGAACTTAGAAAGAACTTTGACGAGCAGCTTACTAACACCGATAAGCAGATTGCTGAATTGGAAGCAAACCTTCTCAAAGCAAAAGAATATAAACTAAAGTTGGTTGGTGGTCTAGAAACTCTAGACTTGCTTAATCCCAAAGAAGAAACTCCTGCTGAAGAACCAGCAGCAGAATGATAAACGCTAAAGATTTTGACATCGACCCCTCATCTTGGGAGGTCGATGTTCTTCATATTGGGCAGTCTCGAAATAGACTGGTAAAGATTAAAAACTTTTTCTCTAACCCTAGTAAGGTTAGAGATATTGGTATGCAAGCAGAACTGAAGAGCACTATCATGGGAGAAGTCTCCTCTATTCCTGGATACACAGGCAGGATAGGTGGAGTTGATATGAAGTTCTTTACTAATTTCAGAACTCCAATCCTCGAAAGAATGGCTGCTCCCATGACCATTCTACATAATCCTAAACTAAGTATCTTCACAATTCAAAGATACAAACCAGGAACTGAGTGTAGAGTTATGAGCATGTATCCACATGTAGATTGGATGCACTATGCTTGTGTGCTATCATTGAATACCGAAGAAGAATTAGCGGGCACTGATAGTGGCACAGGGTTCTGTAGACAGATTGAAACTGGTATGGAACATACTTGCTCAGATATTAACTATCGCCATCTTAGAGCAAGGAACATGGATGAATCTATGACCACTCTAGATCCCTCTACCTTCGATAGAAAGGGATGGGAGTTGTATCACATAGAACCACATGAATACAACACTCTAGTAATATACGAGGGTAATGTGTGGCACATACCATATTTTAATACCAACTGGAAATGTGATCGATTAACCTTTAATGGATTTTTAAAATGATACTTGATTGGAATGTTCTGGATGTCAATCAACTAGCAGATGTTTCTACGTTTGTCGAAAGACCACCAAGAAAATTTGAACGTGAGAAATCTGATGTCATACATGGCAAAGCATTTTCTAGGTACAACGAACCCAAGTTCAAAGAACTGTTCTATGAAGTCAAGAACCGAGTAGAGTACATTATACAAGACAAGGTTTATCCATCATATTACTTCGATAGATTTTATTTCAATGGAAGTAAAATGGATAGGCATGTTGACAGAGGAGCATGTGAGATCAGTGTATCTTTGAATATAAGTCATAATTTAGATTACGATTGGGGTCTGTGGTTTGACAACGGAGAACCCTTCGAATGCTTCACGAAACCAGGAGACGCTGTTATCTACCGTGGAGTAGAAGTCCCTCACTGGAGAAATAAAATGGTGGGTAAGAAAGACTCTTACTTCCATCAAATCTTCTTTCATTATGTTAGAAGAGACGGCGAATATCTTGAATTTGCTTTCGATCCTAAATAATATCAGGGACTTTGTGTAAGATACATGGCATCGCCAAGCAGCAGGCAGGAACTAATTGACTACTGTAAACGTCAGTTAGGTGCTCCTGTATTACAAATCAACATTGCTGATGAGCAAACTAGTGACATCATTGATGATGCCATTCAGTTTTACCATGAACACCATTTTGACGGACTTGAGAAAATGTATCTCAAGCACAACATTACTGATTTAGATATCACTAGGTTCACTACACAAAATGAAGTCACACAGACTGTAGACCCAGATGCTACTGGTTGGGAACACAGAAAAAACTTCCTAGAGATCCCTGATCACGTGATGGGTATCAGTAAAGTATTTGGTGTATCATCCAACTTTGTTCGTAACGAACTGTTTGGTATGACAAACCAGTTCTTCCTGATGGACATGTTCTCCTTCTCGAATGGATTCAAGATGGGGAACTTTGACTTGACTAATTTCTATATGGTCAAGCAGTATTTTGAAACTCTAGATCAAGTTATCAATACAGGTTCTTTTGTACAGTATAGATTCACCAAGAGGCAGGACAGACTGTACATTGATATCGATACCAGTAGACTGAAAGAAGGTAACTGGATCTTGATTGACTGCTGGGGTGCTATTGATCCAGACACATACACCCAAGTATATAATGATTCTTTTATCAAGAGATACGCTACTGCTCTAATGAAGAGACAGTGGGGCGTAAACCTAACCAAGTTTAACAACGTTCAACTTCCTGGTGGCATCACGCTCAACGGGCGTCAGATTTATGAAGATGGAAACAACGAAGTTAAAGCACTTGAAGCAGAGATGCTTTCCAAGTATTCCCTTCCACCCATGGATATGATCGGATAAGATGCCTACTAGTCCTTATTTCCCAAGTTACTATAGCGGTTATTCTGGCGAGCAAAATCTCGTACAGGATCTCGTTGACGAGCAGATCAAACTGTTCGGATCAGATATCTACTACATGCCTAGAACAATCCTGAAGGATAATACTTTGGATGACATCATCTATTCAAAGTATGAGTCTCAGTTTCAGATTGAGATGCTACTAGAGAATGTCACTGGATTCGGAGAGACTTCAGAATTTATTAGTAAGTTTGGTCTACGTATCACAGATGAAGTCAAGTTCCGAGTGTCTACAAGACGCTGGGATGAAGCATCTGATGGGTATGACTTGACTGTAGATGGCAGACCTAATGAAGGTGATCTTCTATACTTCCCACTAACCAGAGACTTGTATGAGATCAAGTTTGTAGAACGAGAGCAACCCTTCTATCAGATGGGCAAACTTCAGTTCTATACAATGACTGCCGAGATCTACGAAATTGGTAGTGATAATATTGACACAGGTGTTGCTGAGATCGACGAGATCGAGACCAAGATGTCAAGTTCTATCAAGTTGTTTATGGATCCTGGTGGCAGTGGCGACTTTACTGTAGGTGAAGAAATCGTTGGCGATGAGTTCCTTGCTAAGGCAACAGCAAGCATTGATAGTGGTGCCGTAGATGGTGTAGTCATGACAGACACTGGTCTGTACTACAACCAGGCACTACCACCAACAGTCACATTCACTGGAGGAGGAGCAACTACAGATGCTACGGGTACTGCCACGGTCTCTGCTACTGGTCTTATCACTGGCGTTGTTATCACAGACGGTGGTGCTGGTTACACTAGCGAACCTACTGTCACAATCGATTACTCACCAAAAGACAATAGAGCAGAAGTTAAGTCCTGGGATAGTGCTACAAGAGCACTCGAAGTCATCAACAGAACAGGAACGTTCACTACAGCTGAACTAGTTACTGGTCTAACCTCTGGTGCTAAATGGAGTCCTGAGTCTTTCAACACTCTAAATAATACCAACAGTAGCTACGATCAAAACTTCGAGATCGAAGAAGCAGCTGACGAATTAATCGATTGGGGAGAAGTTAACCCCTTCGGTGAGTACGGTAACTTTATGGATTCATTCTAATGCTTGGGGCACACTTTTATAACGAAGCTACCCGTAAGACGGTTATTGGTTTCGGTACATTATTCAATAACATTGAACTTAAGAAAGTAGATCCCAACACAGGTGATGTGTTGGAGGTTGAAAAGGTTCCTCTTGCTTATGGACCTAAGCAGAAGTTCTTGACTCGTCTGGAGCAGAACCCAGATGTAGATAGAAAGGTTGCCATCACATTACCACGTCTCTATTTTGAGATGACTGGTATTACATATGATGCTGCTCGTAAGACAAGTCCTGTACAAAAGTACAGAACTGTTATTGCTGATGACGGCACAGAAGTTAAGACACAGTATGTTCCAGTTCCATACGACATGGCATTTGAACTAGGAATCATTGCTAAATCTCAGGATGATGGTCTACAGATTCTGGAACAGATTCTACCTTTCTTCCAACCCAACTTTAATATCACTCTCAATATGATCAGTGATATGGAGGAGAAGAGAGATATTGCTATTATTCTGAACAACATCAACTATGAAGATGATTGGGACGATAGTTTCCTTGATCGTAGAAGTATTGTTTGGACTCTAAACTTTACTGCTAAGTCTTACATCTATGGTCCTTACACTAATACAGGTATCATTCGTAAGGCAACTATTTACGAATCTGTTGGTGATCTTGCTCAAAGCAGAAGAACTGCTGCTTACAGTTACTCACCCAAGGCACTGGAAGATAAGAACGACGATGGTGTCATCAATGCTGCTGATGACGAACTAATCATCTCCACCGACGACTTTGGATTTAATGAAGGGATTGAACTACTATGAGCAAATTTGAAGAGAACATGGAAGATATCTTTGATATCGAAGTTGAAGCAACTGACATCGAACCATCAAAACCAGTCCCACCCAAGGCGGATAAAGACGATCAGACAAAAGACTATGAGTATACCCGTGGGTCTTTATACTCACTCATAGATAAGGGCAGAGAGGCGCTAGACGGCGCTCTAGAGGTGGCACAGGAGTCTGGGCACCCTAGGGCATATGAAGTCGCTGTGAACGCCATGAAGCAGGTAGCAGACGCCACTGACAAACTCATCGATCTTCAGCAGAAGATGAAGAACCTTGAGGCACCTACTAAGAGGGAGACCAACAACACTACGAATAATCTGTTTGTTGGCAGCACAGCAGACCTACAGAAAATGCTGAAGCAGATAAATAAGAGTGAAGAGTCGGGAGAGTCATGATCATCAAACCTACTGGTAAGATTACATCTATCGATGCTGCCACTATTACAGCAGCATATGGTAGTGCTGTTTCTGGTACTCAAAAATTGAGATCAATGGAAATTCTACGTGCCAGTGTAGTTAAAATCGATAACCAATCAGATACTCCTATCTGTGCCAGAGTAGTTGGTGTTCAAGGTCTCGAAGCTTCTACGGGTCTGACATACAATCATGATTATATTATTGACCAGGAAGTTGGCAATTATATGGATGTGATTGTCAAACCTGCTGAGACTCTATACATCAGAAAAGATCCTGGTCAGGTTAAATTTGATGATCCTAACGTTCCAACTTATCAGACAGAGACGGATGGCGAGACTATTGAGTTGAGACTTGCTCCTGATACTACTACTGGCACTGGATTCATCTATGCTTCCCCCGTCGCAATCCTAGGATGAACGTAATTAAACTTCTGGGTCAAGTAACCCAACTCTCCACAACACCAGATACCATTGACTCTGGCGAAAGAATTCTCTGTCAGCATAACCATAATGGTGGTAACTCTCACTTGATTATTCAAAAGAATGCTGGTGGCGATGTGCTTGGTAGTTTCTACCTTGCTCCACATAGACCAGTTGTTATTGATAAGGAACCTACTGATACGTTAGAAGTAGAAAGCGGTATTTCTGATATCTATGCCACATCTATCGCTCACATGGGGTAATAAATATGAAGTCGTTTAAAGATCTCAGGCATGACCTCCAAGAAGCCGCTTGGACCAGAAAGGAGGGAAAGAAAAAGTCTGGAGGACTTAACGAGAAGGGAAGAAAATCTTACGAAAGAGAGAATCCTGGATCTGACCTCAAGGCACCAAGCAAGAAGGTTGGAAACCCCCGTAGGAAATCGTTCTGTGCTCGAATGAAGGGCATGAAAGCGAAGTTGACTTCTAAGAAGACGGCACGTGATCCAGACTCCCGTATTAACAAATCCTTACGTGCCTGGAATTGTTGACCTAAATCGTTATAATTATTAGTGAGGTTGCTGTATGACAATGAGGTTTTCCGCCGATGATATTTCTCGCTTGATTAGAGCGTGTGAATTATACAAGGATTATACTGGTTCCGAGTATATGTGGGACGAGTATGAGCGTTTGGTGACAAAATTGCAATATTATGAAGAGGAAAATTACGACGAAGATTAAATAGTGTAGTTGCTATAAAGTTATATGAAGTTTGTTTTTGGACTTCTAGCTACATTCTTTCTCGCCCTACCAGCATGGGCAGTCGATGTCCAAATGGGATTCGACGGAAACCTCGTCTTCGAACCAGCGGACATCACAATTAACGCTGGCGAGTCAGTTCATTTTGTTAATAATATGCTTCCTCCTCATAATGTTGTAGTAGAGGATCATCCAGAAATTTCACATGAAGGTCTTGCCATGATGCCTGGTGAAGAGTTTGATGTTGTCTTTGCTGAGGCAGGTGACTATACTTACTGGTGTGGTCCCCACAAGGGGGCTGGTATGATTGGTCATGTACATGTATCATGAAAAAATTTAATGAGGTTGTATTAAATGTCACAGTAGCGATACTTGATTTTTTGTATCAAGGTCGTGACATACAACGTTTTTGGGTGCTTGAGACTATTGCTCGGGCACCCTATTTTGCATTTTTAAGTGTCCTACATTTCAAAGAGTCTCTAGGTCTTAGGACTCCAGAACACTTTGAACTGATGAAGGAACACTTCGAACAAACAGTCAACGAAACAGAACACTTAGAGGAGATGGAACGCCGTGGTGGACATACTGCTTGGATTGATAGGTTCTTCGCTTATCATTTGGTGCTGGTCTACTATTGGATTATGGTCGCTTATTTTGCTTTGCTTCCTAGGTATGCTTATCATTTAAATTCTGAAGTTGAACTTCACGCTTCCTTGACATACGCAAAGTATCTTGTTACAAATTCTGACGATCAGAAAATCATCGATATAATGAATGATGAAATTCATCACTACCAAGAATTAGTCTTGGCTATGGAGAAAATCTAATGTTCAAAAATTGGGGCGTGGGTGTAGAACCACCTGAAAGAATGACTGAAGAAAAAGTTCAGTCAATGATTGATGCTGCTATGAAGAAACACAATCGTAGAGCATCACTAATTAGTATTATTTTAGGATCAATAGCATTCATCGCTTATGCTGATGGATTATTAAGAATTATAGAGAGGTTTAAATGAAAGTAGGACTTATTGGTTTGGGTCGTATGGGTGAAGGAATGTCCCGCCGTCTTATCAAAGCAGGACATGAAGTTTATGGGTTTAGAAACAATGTTCAAAAAGCTGAGGAACAATATGAAGCGGGTTATATCAGTGGATATACCACTTCTATACAAAGCCTTGTTCAAGTAATTGGAGGCAAAGGTCCTGGCGTTTATATGATGGTCATACCAGCAGAAACTGTAGAGGATACACTTAATGAGCTACTACAATTTTGTGTGGAAGGCGATATTATTATTGATCATGGCAATTCCAATTTTAAAGACTCTAGACGCAGGGCAGAAAGGCTTGCTAAACTTGGCATCCAATATCTTGACTGTGGTACTAGTGGTGGTGTTTACGGTTTGGAGCGTGGATACTGTCTTATGGTTGGTGGTTCAAATACAGCAGTATCCGTCTGCTCTCCTATCTTCAGGGCACTCGCCCCAGGTATTGGATCTGCCCCTCGTACAGCACCACTCAGTTATGAAACAAGTGCCGAGCATGGTTGGTTACATTGTGGACCAGCTGGAGCAGGTCACTTTGTGAAGATGGTTCACAATGGCGTTGAATACGGTATAATGCAAGCATATGCCGAAGGGTTCAACATTTTACATGAAGCAAACGCTGGTGCTAAGTATGTCAAAGAAGGAGACGCTGAAGTCGCTCCAATGGAATGTCCAGCAGATTATTGCTATGACATTGACGTTGCTGAGGTGGCTGAGTTATGGCGTCGTGGTAGCGTGGTTGGTTCTTGGTTACTTGATCTTACCGCTGATGTTCTACGGAGCGATCGAGAGCTTAGCAAATTCGATGGGGGAGTTAGCGACTCTGGTGAGGGTCGTTGGACGGTTCACACTGCTGTGGATCTTGGTGTACCCGCTCCTGTCATCAGCAGTGCGTTGTGGTCTCGTTTTGAGTCGCGCCGTCTTGGTGCTTTCGCTGCCAAGGTTTTGAATGGAATGAGAGCTATGTTTGGTGGTCATGACGTTCGCTGATGTCTTACTTTGGGGAGCACTACCTTTTGTATGTGCCACCATCTATTTCGGGTTACGAAAAGGTGAAAATAACTATTACGAATCAGACGACTACGATGGAAACGGAACAGCTCACTAAAGGAATTGTTATCTTCGGAGCAACGGGAGACCTTTGTAAGAAGAAACTAATTCCAGCACTATACAAACTCTGGAAGAAAGATCTTCTTCCAGACAATTTTCTGATTACGGGATGTGCTAGACGAGCACCAACGGCATCACAATGGAAGGAGTCTCTTGGAGATTATCCTGGTGAATTTTTATGTCAACTAGATTACATTTCGGCAGATCTGGACAATGTTGATACTCTTTCTCATCTTCCTAATTATCTACACGACAATACGTATTTTCTATCCGTGCCACCAGAGAGGTATGCTAATGCCATTCAAAATCTCAAAGAAGCGGGACATCTCGACGACCCAGACCGCTCTAGGGTGGTTATCGAGAAACCCTTTGGATACGATTATAAATCTGCTGATAATCTATCAACTGTGGTGGCTCGACATCTACGGGAGAAACAAGTCTATCGCATTGATCATTATCTCGGTAAAGATACTGTTAATAATATCCTTGCCACCCGCTTTAGCAATATTCTATTGGAACCACTTTGGAACAGGCAGTACATAGAAGAGGTTCAAATCTTTGCTTCCGAGACTATTGGATGTGAAGGTCGTTCACAATACTATGAGACTGCTGGTGCTGTACGTGACATGCTACAGAACCACATTCTACAAGTTCTAGCGTTGATCGCCATGGAACCCCCTAGCAAATTAAATGCTAGGGAACTCAGACGTGAAAAGACAAAAGTTCTCGCCGCTACTAGAATGAGCGGGAATATTATCTTAGGACAGTACGATGGTTACCGTAGTGAAGAGGGCGTTGATCCTAGCAGTTCCACTCCTACCTTTGTTGCTGGTTCTCTTTTCATCGATAACTGGCGTTGGGAAGGAGTTCCTTTTAACGTAATGACAGGTAAGAAACTACCATACCAGTGTGTAGAAGTAGTAATTAAAATGAAAGCACCACCACAACAATTATTTGATGGACACGAATATAACGATAGGATTGTTATGCGTCTCCAGCCTAATCCTCATTTGGATATTAGGATGGATATCAAAAGTCCTGGACTAAACGACAACGTAGAAACAGCGACACTAACTCACGCTTATCCACAAGACAGAGCAATTGATGGTTATGAAAAACTTCTTTTTGATGCTATCAATGGGGACCAGTCCCACTTTGTACACGCTGATGAAGTCATGGAGTCATGGAGAATCGTTGATGATCTTCTCTGTACTGGTGACCACTGTCCCATTCGTACTACTCCTTATCTCTATTGTGGTGGGTGGGGACCAGATCACAAAACACAATTCATAACTGATTGGGATTATCCAGCATGATTTTGTTTATTAGACATGTGATGCAAACTCCATGGTGCTTAGGTGTCATGGGGTTCTTTTTAGTATTTGTTCCCGTCATTGGTATGCACCTTGTACATAAATATGGATGGGAACACTGGGAACCTTTCTCTAGGAGTCACAAATGAACCCCGTTATCTTAGTCGGGTGTTTTACACCTCTCATCATCATCTTCATCGTGATGAAACTTGCTGTTTGGATTGAAGCCGTAAATGCTGAACAGGATTATGTCAAACGAGAACCTTTACGAAAACGAGGACCCTTCGTGGAGAATCCATATGCTGACGTTGATGAAGAGGAAGAGGAATATGGAGATCGGACAGATTATCGATGAAGCGATTAGCGAATACTATTCGCTTCAAGGGTTGCCAGTTCCTAATTGGAAGCAACAAAGAGATCCAGACTGGTGGCGTGAATACTTAGAGTCACTAGGAATGGACCCTAACAACCCATGAACGAAGAAGAAGATTACGATTACAGTGTTAATTTGACCATAGAAGATATTCATCTTCTACATCATTGTGTGCAAAAAAGAATTGAAACTTGGGAGGGTTCTCCTGCTCGCCCATGGGGAGAACAAGAACATTTGTGGTATCTAAGAGATTCTTTGTATCGTATGGTATTAGAATATAAATTTGAAAATATGTGATATGCTTATTAAATCGTGATCATTTGTTACACTTTTTTTTACTAGATAGACTATAATAAAAACAACCTCACGGAACAAACCAATATGGAAGATGACCGTCAATTTTCAGACTTATCGATGTCACGTGCTGAGTGTCCTAAGTGTGGAGCAACTTGGATTAACGGAGAACATCGGTGGTCTGGTACAGGTGTAAAAGGAAATGAGTTAGATCTCGCTGGACTAGTATGTAATAAATTTGGAGACTTCCAGTGTATTAATCCAGCGAAAGGAAAGGAAGGTGGAGATAACTGGCAGAAGAGAATGGAAGACCTCAATGCCTTTGGAGAGAAGTATGAGGAAGGAGAATCCCAGTGGTGGAATAAATAGTTACATATGAATAATATGTAATGGGTGCTGGAGACGACATTTATCTTGGTAATCCGCTTCTAAAAAAAGCGAACGTAAAGATTGATTTTACCAAGAAGCAAGTTGAAGAATATCTAAAGTGTGCTAAAGATCCCGTATACTTCACCAAGAACTATGTACAGATCGTTTCACTCGATGAAGGTCTAGTACCCTTTAAGATGTGGGACTTCCAAGAAGAGTTAATCAAGAAGTTCCACGCTAATAGATTTAACATTGCTAAACTACCTCGGCAGACTGGCAAGTCTACTACGGTGGTCTCTTATCTGTTGCACTACATTCTGTTTAATGACAACGTTAACATTGGTATCCTAGCAAACAAAGCATCCACTGCTAGGGACCTTTTGGCAAGACTTGCAACAGCATATGAAAACTTACCCAAGTGGATCCAGCAAGGTGTGGTAGTATGGAACAAAGGAAACATTGAACTAGAAAATGGCAGTAAGATATTGGCAGCTTCTACGTCTGCAAGTGCTGTCCGAGGTATGTCGTTCAACATCATCTTTCTCGACGAGTTCGCGTTCGTACCAAATCACATTGCTGACTCGTTCTTTGCCTCTGTTTATCCTACTATTACGTCTGGTAAAAGCACCAAGGTAATTATCATCTCTACCCCACAGGGTATGAACCACTTCTATAAAATGTGGCAAGATGCTGTTAGCGGCAGAAACGGATACA